GTGATTGTTACACTACCACTATCATGATTCATCCCACCAATAGTAACAGTATTACTATTATCTGTTGCAGTAACACCTAAACTAACAGATGATGAAATTGTATATAGAGATGTTTTGTTTGTTATACCCTCAAAAATTTCCATATTAGTACTACCACCTACAAAAGATGCTATACTTCCACTTGAGTCTGCAGGGAATGTATGAGATTCATTAGTTAAGAAAGTAGTTACCGCATCAGCACCAGCAGCACCATCTTGTCCTTCATTACCACCATCTATTCCAAATATTTTTATTGAATCTTCTAAAGAATCCTTAGATACTGTAATTGTTAAAGGAAGTTTTGTTTTATCTCCACTAACAGTTCCACTAAATGTAATAGTACCAGTAACTTGCCCACTTCCATCTGTTACACTCGCTGAGAGTGTTGGGTCTGATAGAGTGCTACCATTCGCATCTACGATTGTAAAATCACCACCACCTACAGTACCACTTAGGTTTTGTTGATTAATTGTGATTAAAATATCATCATCAATCGCAGTTGATGAAGATGCCGATGGGAATGAGAATACCTGTGAATCAGATGAAACTGTAAGAATCTTAGCATCAGAACCTGCTAAACCAGCTGTTCCTTGTTTAGATTTAGTTAATGACATCGATTTAGAAAGTGATACACTTGCAGATGTTGCGGTTATTGTAACCGAACCACTATCGTGTGTCATACCACTTATAGTTACTGTCTTTCCACTATCTGTGGCGGTTACACCCAATCCTCTTGATGAGGATATTGTATAATTGGCCGTTGAGTTTGTTACTCCCTCAAATACTTCCATGTCGGTTGAACCACCAATGAAAGAAATAATAGTACCATCACTTTCTGCGGTAAAGGTATGGGATTCATTAGTAAGGAATGTTGTTACGGCATCAGTACCATCTGCACCAGCTGTACCATCTGCCCCACCTTCTACTTTAAAGAGTTTGATTGAATCACTCAACCCATCTTTAGTTACCGAAATGGTTACTGGGAAGTTAGATTTAGTAGAATTTAATCCACCACTATTTAATGCACCTGTAAATGATATACTACCTGATGATATACCACTATGTTTACCACTACTATTTGTTACACTATTATTATCGAATCCAAAATTCGTTACATTACCACCAGCAGTTGATATTGTGATATCAGAACTACCAATAGCAGCGTTTAAGTTTTGTTGGTTAAATGAGAATACAACTTCGGTTGGTGTTGCTGAAGTATCTGATGTATCATCAAATGCCATTACTTGTGAATCGATACTCGCAACTAATGTTTTTGCGGAAGTACCATCTAAACCAGCCGCACCATCACTACCATCTGCTCCATCAGAACCAGTTTGTCCTGCAATTGCTTTGGATAAAGACATTGTTTTTGATAATGATGTACTTGCTGAGGTTGCTGTAATTATAATAGAACCACTATCGTGAGCCATCGATGTTACTGTAATTGTGTTTGCATCTATAGATGAACTTACTGATGTAGTTGAACTTCTACTATATGAATAAGATGTTGTTTTATCAGTTACCCCTTCAAACACAATCATATCTGTTGAACCACCAGTTAGAGATACAATACTCTTATCAGGATTAGCGGCAAATGTATGAGCTTCATTAGTTAAGAAAGCAGTTACCGCATCTACCCCATCTTGTCCTGATGTTCCATCACTTCCACTCGCTCCTGCCTGAACTCCAAATAATGTTAATGAATCACTTGCGATTTGAGAACCACCAGATGCCACTTCGAATGTTTTTACTTCGTATGTAACAGGTGTTGTTGCAGATGGTTGTTCGGAAGATTGGTCTGCTACAAATGTATTTGTTGTTCCTCTACTTCCTTGTAGTGAAGCTCCTTTGTAAAATTCGTAATATACAGTTCCAGCGTGATTTTGTTCGGTTGCGGTTAAAGTTATACTCTGTCCCGCTGGGTCTTGGTTACCTAATGAGTTAAACGTAATAACATAATTACTAGCACCCAATGATACTGTTTTAGAAGTATTAGATGAAGTTGCCTCTGCAAGAGCAGAACCTACATCACTACCATCTGATAATTGTAATTGTCCTCTAATTACTAAGGCCTCTGTTGTTGGATTCCAAACTAATTTATTACCCAATGAAAATTGAGAATCGGAATCAACATAAAATCCTGTATTTGAGTTTCCATATGAACCATTACCTGTAAATAACTTACCATCGGTCATTTTAATACCAGCAATAGAACCTGTGTTAGCGATTATACCACCTTGTAAGAATACATTATCTGTTGCTAAACCAAAACCTGGATTTGGATTTCCAAATACATAATCGGAATTAGCCAATCCACTTAAATCACCTAATCTCACTTTTAATTGTGCATCAAACAATCCACTACCTGTTCTCTCAACAATATCCATATAAGGAGTTGCAGTATCTTTTGGGTTAGCGTTCATTTTAATATAACCACTACCACTTAGACCTGTTGATACAATAACTTGTCCTTCATCATATGTTTGAGCTGATGATGCTAAATCACCTACAAACTCACCTTGTTGACCACTACCATATGCTCTTTGAACATATATCCTACCATGTACTTCTTCGGCTCCCGAATTATCACCATCAATAGATGCTGATTCGATTAGTAGATATTCTGTTTGAAATCCAGTTCCATCTACTTTTTTAGCTAATAAGATTTCACCTACAGCAAAACCACTCGCATTCTTAACAGACATTGTAGTTTGAGTTGATGTGATATTTGAACCTGTTAGGGTTGTAGCATTAGTAACCCATAATTGTCCACCAACGGCGTTTACGGATTCTTTTTCAAAGGTAGTTGTTCTTAACGTACCTCTAATTCTAATATTCTCAAACTCTGCCGTTCCATTTCCTTCAGATGAAATCTTCCATCCCTTTACACCACTTGCGAAATCTCTTGTCTGTAAGATACCTTCTGGTCTCATTACTAAATTACTACCTTGTATAGTATTTGGTGTAATATCCCATCCACCTATAGATGCTGATTTAAACGATGCAAACCCTTGGTCTGTAATAGATGAACTGGCGTTTGTTAATGTTGATGGGTTACCACCAATTGTTGCTGGAGTTTGGATACTGTTAGCAGATACTGAACCTAATATAGTTACATTATCAGTAATAGTACCACCTTGTAATAATACTTTTGATGCTGTTATGTTACCATCGGCCTTTAATCTTAATGATTCATCAGCTGATTTAATTTCTGATTCGTTTACCGTAAACCCTGCTATAGAAGCAGATGTAAACTTAGCAAAACCATCTTGTGTTATAGATGAGGATGCATTATTTATGTTTGATGGAGCTCCATCAATGATTGCAGGAGTAAATATTCTATCGGCAGATAATCCCGCTTTAATTACGGCATCGGCCCCAATTGTTAATAAATTGTTCTTAGGGTCTAAGTGAAATAATGATGAACTAATTTCTATGTTAGAATCAGAACCACTTATAAATTGTGAGTTTTCTGTACCAATGAAAAACTTATCTGTTTTAACATCTAACAAACCACCATTTGCAGTTGTGAATATAAGGTGTCTTTCATCGTTATCACCGATGAATTGCATACCAACACCTTCTAAGGTATCCACACCCATTTGTAGATTACCAGAACCACTATAGATTACAAATCCACCTGGAGCTTTTCCTAAAGATGCTGATGTTTGTCCTTCAAATCCCACAGAACGCATAAACCCACTACTCGCACCACCAAGTTCTATACCAGTTCCTACAGTATTAGATACGAAGATAGAACCACTAATTAAGTTTTGTGAACCACCAATATAGGAATTACCACCTTGAAATACAAATGGGCCTATATTAGTTTCTGTTCTTGATATCTCACCAATTGAGTTAAGATATTGTATTTTTAATAATTTAGGGTCTTGTAAGTTTTCAGATGGCATTGGTATCTTCACACTAAATGAAGAACTAAATGGTACTGCCACTTCGTTTAATAATTCAAACTCACCCGGTAACCCATCTGATTTTTGAAGTACTTTTATTTTATCAACCACACCAGCTATCGGGTCTACATTGTTAAACGAAATGTTTACAAAAGAACGTTGATTTTCTGTAGCTACGTTTGAGCTAGTTCTAAAATACTCTATCTTATAGTCAGACTCTTCTACAGAATCATAAGTATGTTTTAACCCCTCTCTATTTTGAAAAGAAGCGGTGTATGGGTTATTTAACTGAACTGTTGTTGTGTTAGTTACTCTCTTAATAGAACCACTAAAGAAATTTAAATTAGTAGGTTCTTCTTTTGATTTAGGAGTAGCTGGAGTTGTAAAGTTTGATAAAATAATAGAACTATCTTGCATCTCTTGATTGAAAGTAGTACCATCTGTTATCTGTACGATTGGAGTCTTACCTTTAAATATGTATCTAACTTTACCTTCTTGAACGGTTAAATCTAAATCATTACCACTCTGTGGTTGATTTTGATAACTTTCAATACTTTCAGATAATATTAGTGATGGAGTTATCCCATTTGAATTAAAGATAATAGGAGTTGTACTACTTCTATCTCTATCAACGTTTACTTTAGTCTGCCATCTTACATTAAGTTTGTTTTTGTAAGAAGCTGGTACTGGTAACCCATCTACATCATTATTAGCAACACCAACTAATGTAATAGTAGCCTCACCGTTTGGAGTATTATCATCACCTTTATCATGATATACCCAAATAGAAATTACCCTACTCTTATCATCTTCGATATAATCGGGTATTTCATAATATATAGGGTTTCCGTTAGAATCCCTAACATCTATAAATATTTGTGTGTCTTCTTTTAGGTTAGTAGGGTGACCTGAAATCTTAATAAGGTTCTTACCCTTTGTAAGTATTTGTGGTACATCTGATACTCTAAAATAATTAGGCGATGATGATGTCTTATCATCAACTAATACTGCTATGTTATCAACTCTATCTCTAAAAGATTTTTTAAAAACTAAAGGCATTCAATCTCCATCTATTCTTTTTATAACTATAAATATCTAATTGATGAAAATCCATCAACTTTTGTGATATCAATAATTTGGTCTACCATATCTCTTGTTTTATCGATATGGGAAATTGTAACTATAAAATCAAATTGATTCTTTAGGTAATCGAATAATAAATATAGAGAATTAAAGTTATCCGTATCTAAAGAACCAAATCCTTCATCAATTGCTATGAAGTTTGGACGTGGTAAATTTGATACGTTTACTAATGCAGTTCTGATGGCCACCGATGAAATAAATTTCTCCATACCACTTGTTAACTCTAATGGCCAAAACTCATCCGTTCCGTATGCAATAGATGAATTTATATTTCTACCATCTGTACTTAGTATGATTTGAAAATCTACAATAGGTTGTAATATATTATTTATCTCTACTTCTAACTTAGGAAGTATGTCTGAAATCAACTGATATGGTATTCCATCTCTCTTTACACATTGTAGATAATATTCATATCCTTCATATTTTTTTTCCATACCTTCCAACTTATCAATAGAATCATTTACAGTTTGAATAGTATTTTCAGCAATTCGTATATTACCATTAATATCAATTATTTCATCATTTATTTCAAATATTACAGAATCAATTTCATCTAAATCTTCTTTATATTTAATAATTTGATTTTGTATTTTTTCATTATGCTCTACAGATTCCTTTTGTTCTAAAGATTTATCTATATCATCTACAACGGATTTTAGTTTTGTTTTTAACTCAGTATGTTCTAAATTACAAGATTTATTAGTTAGTTCTAACTTATCTTTTTTAATCTGTAGTGAGTCTTTTTTTGTTTTTAAATCCTGTATAGTATTTAATACACTCGTAACATCATATTTAAATTTATCTAAATTTAATGTTTCTATTTCGTTATTTTTAGATATAATTGAGTTTTTTAAAGTAATTATTTCTGATTCTAAAGATTGGGCTTTTTTTGCAAATGGTGTATTTTGATTCTTTACACAATGTTCACAATCATCATCAAATGATAACGAACCAATTCCATCTAAATGTTCTGTAGCGTGTTCTAAATCAGAATTAAGTACCTTTATCTCAGAATCAATCACCTCTACTCTATTTACAATAGTCTCATATTGTAAGTGTTTTGTTTTCAATTCCAACAAATCATACGAATTATATTTAAATTCTACTTCGTTGAGTTCATCGGTTAAATTACTTAACTCACCCGCATATCCAACACATTCTTCTGATTTTTCTGATATCTTAGTGGTTAATTCATTTTGTAATTGTATCAGAGATTCTGTATCTATTACTGTATTATCTACCGATTTTAACTTTGATGTTAAGTCATAAATATTAGAACGAGTTTTAACTCTCTTATCGTTATATTCCTCAAATCTATTTTTTGTAGATTTTAGTATAATAGTATTCTCTTTTAATTCTTTCTTAGCATCTACCAACTTATCAGTAAAGTTTTGGTTCTTATAATCTTTTAGTAGAGCACTTAACTCTCTAATCTCTTCGTTGGCGATTTGATACAATTCTTCAAATATATTCATATCTAAGAATTGGGCAAGTAGTTCTTTTTTTTCTTTCTGTGATTTCTCAATGAACCCACTACTGTTAGATTGGTTAGACATTGCGGTTAGTATAAAATCTTCATATGAACCAACATATTGTCTAATTATAGAGTTAGTATCTCTTCTCTCTTCACCATTCAATGAATGAGTAACACCATCTACAATACAATAAAAATCAACATCAACCTTTACAGTTCCCCTCTTAGGTGATTTCTTACCAATCCTTTCAATAAAGTAATCAACGCCGTTTATTTCAAAATTTATCTTACAATTAAACTTTGATTTAGAATAGTTTAGTACATCCAATGCTTTATTTGTACGAGAACACTTATCAAATAAACAGAATGATAGAGCATCCCACAATGATGATTTACCACTTGCATTTGGAGCGAAGATTCCATAAGCACCTTTCATTTGACTGAAATCTATTACATTATTTTCACCATATGAAAACATATTAGAGAACTCAAATGTTTTTGGTTTCCATATAATATTCTTCAGACCTGGTCGAGCTCCTAACTTATTGTTGATATCTTGATTAATACCACCAATAATCTCTAATTCTTCTTTACCAACCACATATCTATCCGATAGATAACCTTCTATAAGTTGGTTTTGAAATGCGATATCTCTTACATTCTGAAGAACTATAGATGATGTTTGAGAACTATCCTTTGTATCAGCTAATACCTTCTGTATTGATACTTCTTGTACTTTTGTTTTAGATTTTAACTCAGATAATATTTTTTTTAATTGAGATTGAGATGTATCTTTTGCTCTAATTCTCATTCGAGATTTGTTTGGTATCTTTGGATTACCAATTACCTTACCATCCTCAACATCAATGGTCACATACCCATAATCGTTGTGAATTGGAACGAATTCCGATTCTTTGGTTTGAACATCCCATACTAAGATTCCATGCTCAGGATACTTAGCTTCAGCATGATTCTGCATAATTGTAGAACCACAATACTTAATCGTACCCTCATCGTTTAGTGATTGATTTGGCACGTGAATATCACCTAATAGTACTAAATCGTATCCATCGAATGAATCTACTTTTACGTTTTTATTCTCTAATTGGAATCCGTATTCTGTTTTTACCTTATCGACAGGAGCATGATATAGAGCAATCTTATAATCACCATGTACCTCTTCAGATGGGATAATTTCCTTAGATTCCCCAAAAACCGATGAGTGTGAAAAGGAAATTCCACCCATCTTCCAAACTCCATCATCCTTCAGATAATGTAGATTAGGATGTCCTAATGCATTTACAATTGGTGATAACGCATCTAATCTATGTGGGTTATTTAAGTTAGCATCGTGGTTACCTGGTATCAAAATAGTTGGTAACATATCTGATAGAGATTTTAGAAATGTCTGTGTCATCTCTATAACCTCAGGAGTCATATCCGTTTTTGCGTGAACAATATCCCCACATAATACAATGATGGAATCATCTGTTTTTGTAGTGGAAATGTAATCATAAAGATGGGAAAACACTTCCCTATATTCTTTATGTCTTTTTAAATTTCTGATATGTACATCAGCTATGTGGTAAATCTTTTTGATTGTACCATCATACTTAATTCTCTTCGATTTTCTCATACACCTAATAACTTATACTCCATTAACTTCCTTAGTGAAAGTAATTCGGTATTTTCTATCTTTTCATTAATATTTTTAAAACCCATATCTGATGGGTCTGAATCTTTTAGTTCAACGATGTGAACTCCCACTCCGTTATTCATAAGGGATTCTGCGAATCGGAGTGAGTTCTTAAAAGCATCTGAATCTAATGCTAGATATACACTTTTAACACCCTTACTAATTATTTTCTTTTGTAGTTCCGATTGTGGTGATTTACCAAACAATGGGATACTATTCATTCTAACTGCTATTGCATCAAATACTCCTTCACATATTACAATTGGTAAATCCCAATTAATAAACATCTCAAATCCCACCACATCTTTAGATACATCTGGATTCTTATGTTTAAATGTCGTATCGTAGAAACTTCTACCTACAAAATAATTTAACATACCATTCTCATCATACGATGGAACTATGATTTTATGTTTATACATACCCTCTTCACAATACCCCATTTGATACTTTAAAATTTCCGAAGGTGATACCCCCCTTCTGTCAAGATAAGACAATGCGTGTTTTCTAATTACCGATGAGGATGGTTTCCACAATGGGATATATTCTTTAGGTAATTGAACTACCTTAGATTCTTCGGTAGTTGAATCTGTTTTGTATCTATACTTTCTACTGAATATGGAATTATGTTCATCCCAAATCTCCTTAGATACTTTAAGTTTTCTAAATAGAGAACGAATTGATTTACCTTTCTCATCCGATATCCAACAATGCCAAGGGTTATCTGCATTAGAGTTTAACTTTATGTTTATCTCCAATTTAGGTTTATGATGATTCACAAATGGTGACCAAAAAGCATAGTTATCACCACTTGTTTTCTTAGATTTCCCTAAGACAGATTCTAGTAAAGAGAGTAGTCTTTCTTCCATATTGTTCTAAATATACAAAAAATATTTGAATTAACCAAAGAATTTTACTTTTTCTTTTTCATCTATCCATTCTTGTGGGATTTCTTTTTTAGCCCATTTGAATCCGTTCTTTTCACACCATTGTGCATATGTGGTTTTAGAACCTTTGTATATTTTTCCATTTGGAGATTGTAGTACGAACCTTAAATCCATATCAGGATTCTGTTCTTTTATTAATAAATGTTTCTTTCTATCTTCAGGTAAGAACCATCCTTTTGATTCTATAAAGATATTATTAGGTAATCTGAAGTCAGGTTTGTAAGAATGAGTAGTTGCTGGAATTGTATATGATACTTCATGCTCTTCATACTCACCATCAATACCTTGTGATTTAAGCTGCTCATCTATGCGGGTTTCCAATCCACTTTTATGTCCCTTCATCTTTTGGATGTGAGACCAGTTTCCTTTTTTATTCATAACTTTTTATTTTTAAAAACCTTGTGGATTCCAAGTAAAGTTTCCATCTCGTCTTTTTTGTAACTTAATATTATGTTCCGTAGCTGGTTGTAGTGAACCTGTTCCAGGTGCACCAAATGGGCCATCCATATCCAATCTAACTTTAATAGTTATATCAACATCGTTTCTGTTTTGAATGGCAGAACCTAATTTTCCAATTGCAAGTAAATCCCCTTGCTTATTATATAATCCTATTTCTGTAAAGTATGGAGCAAAATCTGAACCTGTTACGAATGGTTTTAAGAACATTTCTCTAATATCATTATTTTTTCTTAATGATACATTTGTACTAATATTAAATTCAGAAGCACCAACTTCACACATTACAACGGTTTCATATAATTTTTTAGTAGATTTCCACTTTGCAGTAAATCCAAGTCTACTTGAGTCGTAATCCCAATTTCCACCACCTACTAATATGTGTTTGTATTTTGGACGTGGGTCTGATACAACTACGATTCCATGATTGTAAAACACTTCACCTACAATATCTTCTTGATATGCGGAACCTGTTAGGTAATCGTTAGATGATAACCCTTTTATCTCAGCTGAGGTTAATCCTTTTCTATAGTATCTAAATTCATCTAATGAACCAGATAGTGTATTAAATGATGATATCTCTGCTTCTTTACTTAAAGATTTGGGAGTTGTACCGTACCTACCTAAATCAGAAATGTACCTAGAACCTAATAAAATATCATACTCATTCCAAATTTCTTTTACTTTTAAAGATGAAGAAGCTTCTTTAATACCATCTACCCACAGTTCTAAATTAGAACCCGTTTTGTTAAAACAGATGTGATGTGAATTACCATCATTTACTTTTGTAGATGAGGTTATTTCTGTTATTTTAGTACCACCACCAATACTTGCAACTACCTTACCATTTGAATTAAAATTATTTTGATTGAAAACTTTTAAATCATATGGAAATATAGGAGTATTTAGATTACGTTGTCTATTTAAAGGTTCTCCTTTTTTAGTTGTGTAATCTTCTCTAAAAGTTCCATTTTTACTTATAAGCCAATTATAATCAGATGTTACATCAGATTGTGATACTGGCATATCAGTCCATATAGATATTGAATAATCATTTCCTTTTACAGGTGAATATCTTTTTTTATCATCTATCTTAATATATGAATTTGAACCATTAAATGATACTTTAGTTCCTGAATATACAGAGGATGTACCAGTCGTTTTAATTCCTGATTGATAGTTTAACTCTCTACCTACTGCGTGATTTTGATAACCACTTCTATCTTCTATCTTTGTATCAAATGAGCAGGAACGAGGTGTTACTTCATCGTTAAATCCCCAATATCCCATCAAATCACCAAACGGAACATATGAACCTGTGTTTAACGATTTATCAATTATGTAACCATGATACTCATCAATCTTTCTATCGTACAACTCAACATACTCTACAAAATCATCTTGAGATTTATCTTCAATTATCACACTTCCAGGTAAAATACCATCACCTAATCTATTATGTGGTATTGATATTATAGAAGCGGATGCGAATAAATCTCTTTCATTGTTAGGTCTATGTTTAAAGAATGTTTGATTTAATCCAGACCACACTACCTTCTGCTCCTTACTACCTAAGAACGGAGTTGAGTTAGAATTTAGATTATCCAATTGAGTATTATCAGATACATTAGCACCTGCTATTGATTTTGATAAAGGAACTAATTCTTTATATAAAGGCGATACTCCTTTAAGTATGGATGTTTGATATATATCACTTCTGTAATCTATATCAGTTACTATCCACCTTTTATGGGAATTGAAAGGGTAGAGTTGTTGTCCACCGCCATTAATTGGTTTTAGTGCTTCTGCCATATATTAATCCTTAGATTCTACTATAAATATGGATTTATAATTTATTAATACTAAGCTTGATAAAATGAAAAAAAATGCCGTAAATATATTAAACACTTACGGCATCTTAAATTACATATTTGTTAGTTATTAAAAGTCTAATTTAACTTTTACTAAAACTTCATTTGAAAATGATTTTAGAATTGGTTTAGATAACTTAGCCACTGCCAATAATTCTTGTGAACTATTAAACAATCCAACTGATGTTATGTATGATTTAGGATTGTTAGCAAATGATACTTGTCTAAACGCCCCATTTGAACCAGTTACATACGATGGGTTGTTTGAGAAGTTATACTCACCATTCTTAGCTCTTACGAAATAGAATGTTGATTGTACTTTTTCTTCATTTCTAGCTTGGAATCCATATCTCGGTGCACCATCTACTCCACTATACGAACCACTAATTGATTGGAATAGTTTGTATGAGTTATCACCATTAACGTTAGAAGCAGTTACCGAACCAAAGTTTAGTGATGCATCTAAAGTATCACCGTTTAGAATAATAACACCTTGTTCAGGATATACAGCTCCGTAATAAGTTTTTGGTGAATAAACACCTCTATTAATAGAACCAGATACTAAGTTATATACTCTACCAACTTGTCCAGCTGATTGTTCTGTATCTGCAGAATCATCAATAAGTGAGGTAATTTCATTATCAGTATGTACTGAAACGTTAGAACCTGTATTGTATTGTAATACTGCCGAACCACTTAGTTTAGCCAAATTTAATTGGAAGTTTCCAGGGTCAAGTCTATCTTTTAATCTAGCTCTGTTTAGATTAAGTGCATATATTTGTTCTGATGCAACTGAGTTAAACTTAAATGTTCTTTGATTTCCAGGTAAAAGAATTTGTTGGTACTGTGAGTAGATTGCATTTGAAGGCGAATCTTCGTTTTGTCCCAATGAACCACTACCTGCGTTGTGTCCGTAAGCAATAGAGAACTGACTCTCATTTTGTGAGTTTGTCGAAATTCCGTTATATACTTCGTAGTAATATTGTTTTTGAGTAGATGATTGTGCTGATGAAGTATGGAATGAAGTTAACGTTCCCACGTTACCACTCCAAAGACCTCTAGTCACTCGTTCTACACCACCTTCGACAACATCCCCTACTTTGAATGCTGTGTAAACTCTTTTTGATGTATTAAACGAACCTGCTGGTAAAATTGCCATATCTTTATCCTTTTAAATTTTTATTATAATGTACCACCAATAGTGTTACCTACTGTAATATCTGGGTTGTTAGTTACTGATAGTGTAATTTCTTCTCTACCACCTGTTTCGTTTCCAACTATAATAACTCTAGTTGAAATATCTATGTTATCCGCCAATACTTTAGAAGTAATTGTGAATGTTTGATTTGTACTAATGGTTACACTTCTCTTATCTTCATTTGGTCCTACCGGGTCTGCATTATTTGCAATACCGTTTCCATCACCAATTATACTCGCGGCATCAGAGTTAATTAATGTTACAGTATATCCTAATGTTTCATTACCACCATTTTTAGTAGTTATCGTAACAACCTGATTGTTACCACCCTCTTCCAACGTTATAGCAGTTGGGTTTGGTAAAATCTGAGGAATACGGATTGTATTCTTCGGTAATGTTAATAGTTTGTACTTTAAAGAGTAACTTTCATCAGTTACTGCTTCAACAATCGGCATATTTTCAATAATGATTCCGTAGTAATCAGAACCGAGTGGATGTGCCGCATTCCACAATTCATAATCAACTTCATCATCTGCTAATGCAAACTGACTGATTACGAAAAAGTCTCTCCCTTTTGCCAACAGTTCTCTACCTTTTTTGGTAAGGATTGCATCTACTGTTATTGACGAATTATCTAAATATCCCATAATGTGTTACCTTTTTGTATTTTCTTTGTTCCCTTATAAATATGATAAAAAATATTTTTAAGTTAATTTGACCTTTTAGTCTTATAATTTCTTTTCAACCATTAATAAATATGAGGTTTCTAATAAATATAGAATTTTATTTAAAAAAGTTAATTTCCTCTTCTAAATCTTTCAGAACCTCTTTTTCTTCTTTTAATAAAATCTTCTTCTGTTGGTGTACGTTTAGCTAAACCACGTCTTATATTTACTAATTTATTTAATTTATTGTAATCTTTAAGAGGTTTATTGTCTTTAGGTACAATTATTAAAATATCATCTGGTTCTGTTTGAGCTTTTCTATCAAAATCAGATTCTTCACTTTCAACAATATCTCTATGTGGTACAATTTTTCTACCTAATTGTTTTTCAAATTTAGCGATTTCTCTACGTTTAGTTTGAACATCAGTTTCACCCCTAACATCAGGATTACGTTCCTGTTTCTCTTTCTGTTCTAATAATACATCACCTTCAAAAAAAGTTTGAACTTCTGATTTTCTTAATCTATTTACTTTAAATTTAGTTTCCTCAGCTTTTCTTACTCTTTCATTCTTTAATCTTTCAATTTTTCTTTTTTGTAACTTAGCCTTTTCTTTTCTAATAACTTCTTTATCTTGTTGTATCTTTCGTCTATCTTTAATTCTCTGACTTTCGATTTCTTTTAATTCAGTTTCAGATTGTTTCTTTTTACCTGTAGTATTAATTTTACTAAACTCAGGATACTTTTCTTGCATTAATAACTGAAACTCTTTTTTTCTCTGAAGTATATCTGAATCAAATAATTCTCTTCTTTCAGTTTCATCTTCCAACGCATCATCTCTTTCACTTCTTCTTTCTTCTTCTATCTCTCTACGTTTAAGTTCTTCTTTTTCTAAACGGATTCGTTCTTCCTCATCTTCTAATTCAGATGCCTTAACAACATCAACAGGTACTTCTTTTGTAACTACCTGCTCTTTATCTGTTATCTTATCAATTAAATCATCAGATGATGTTCTATCACTATCATCAATCTTATCAGTTCCAGTAATGTTTTGTGCAGTATCAACTTCCTTTTCTACTGTTTTGATTATATCATCAATTTCCTCTTCTGTTGTTTGAGGTTTTACAGGAGATAATGGTTTTGTATTTTCTTTTAAAGAATCTTTTAAAATTTCGTTTGTTGCATCAGAAACATTATCAATAGGTTTATCTATACCTTTAGGAACATCTGTAGTTATAATTTCATTTAACGTTACATCCTCAACAAAATCACTACCCTTTGGCTCACTTACCTTAGATGGTTCAATTGGTTTAGTTTTACTAACTTCAGGCTCTTTTATAGCAGGTGGAAGTGGTGGTGAAACTCTTGGTGGAGTTACTACCGTTTCTTCCGTTACTGGTGGAGCTGGATTACGTGGTGGAACAGGTGGATTAACTCTACCTCTTCTACCTTTACCTTTACCTCTTCGTGTCTTAGCCATTAGTCACGTCTCCTTTTTGTTCTTCTATTTCGTTTCTCATTTTGTTTTTTACTTACTGGAATCTCTAATCGTCTTAACACCCTCTTATCGATTTCTTCTTCTTCTATAAAAGATTCTCTTTCTTCCATTGGAAGTTCGTTTAATTTTTGAATTAATTCAGAAGTTTGTTCTTTTTCAATTTCTTCTTTTCTCTCAACATTAATTGGTTGACCATCTAAGAATTTAACTTCTTCTGGTTCTTCTGGTTGAATGAATTTTTCTTCTTCTCGTACTTCTTTTTCTTCGATTTCTTTTTTAACAACAATTGGGTCGTTTACAACATCAAATTCATCTTGTCTTGCTGATTCTCTATTACTAATATCTTCTGAGTTTTGTAATCTTAAATCAAATTCAGCTCTTCGTGAGTTTTCTATTTGTTGTATTCTTGCAATTTCTCTACGGAACTTTTGAACTTCCGCTCTGTACTCCAATTCTCTTTGATATCTAATTTCTTCAGATATTTTTAAATCATCAACATTAATGGTAGCGATTCCTGTATTAGTATCTACATCTAAGTTTCCATCTTCAGCTGTTTGTGATGTATTGATTAGTACATTTGGGTCAGCTTCAAATATTTCTATTACAGGTTTACCATCAGGAGTTTGTGTGGAATTTGTTGTCAATGAATCAGAACTCATCTTACAACCTAAATATCTTAAATTCTCAACTGCCAATGGTAGATTATCTGTTGATACCTGTGATGGGGATAGAGATGATGAATATGATAATCCCATAGAAGCGGATACGGAAGAACTATAGAAGTAATTTGTAGTTCTTGCATATTGTGCATTTCGTTGGTTAATTATCGATGTTCCTAGTGGGTTGTAATTCCAACTACCATTTGAACCAGTAATCCAACCAACACCATATCCCACATCACCACCTTCTTTTGGTATTAGTATATCAAACTTGTATGAAGATGGTTTATATGGAAGTTTTGCTCGAATTAATCCTCTTTCTTCTAAATCACTTTTTTCTACAAATATAGATTGAGTAACTCTAAATGATGTATTTAGTAAATAAAAATTACCATTTAAATCTTTTGGAGTAGACCATATATTTTGTTGGTCTTGTAACTGATATGTACCTGACATACTTCTCTCAGTATCTACAACAATCGATGTTTTATGGGTTACATAATCTGCGGATTGTAGTAATGATTGTGTTAATGGAATTTCAGTATTGTGAGTTAAATATTCGGCTGATGAAGTAACATTTTGATTTAAATCAATTAATGTTTCATGTGTTAGATATTCGGCCGATTCTTTTATTGTATTTAAATCAAGTCGTAATCCATACGTTAAGTATTCAGACTCAAAACTAGCAGTTGCTCTTGGTATGTATTTGCTTTTAAAATTATCGTAAGTAGGATATGTCATTATAAACTTAGGTGATACAGTACCACTTACTGTTGTGTTATAAGTAGGACACTCCATAAGAATATCAGGAGATGCCGTACCACTTATCGTTGTGTTATAAGTTGGAACAGTCCAATCAGTTACGCTAGGTGAACCATATAATGATGCACTCAATGGAGTAATAAACATCTGTGGAACTTTATCTATAGGATTAACCGTAACCTCATACATAGGTTCGGTCTTAACAACTTTAACTTTAGATTTAACTTTAGGTCTTTCTAAGATATGTGGTTCAATTAAAATACCTGAGTTGTAATCAACCCTAGCTGGTACAGTTTGTCTAATCTGTTCAAATACAGAGAAATCATATCTTGCCAATATATCGATAGTACTATTGATTAAGTTCTTAGTACTATACTTTTTAAATACCTGTCTTCTTAAATAATCTAATTGTTCGTTTTGTTCTGTAAAACCTTCTCTACCATCTGGGTCTCCAATATAATCATCTATATCAAAATAACCTGTGTGGTTGTATATATCTTCATTGTACATTTTTGTAGCCGATAGATAAACACCCAATACATTGGAATCATTTGGAGCAGAATCAAACTTTGAAGTTTCTTTTCTTTCATCAACATCTAACATTCCTCTTAATCTATTTGGCTCAACCCTTATCTTGTTGTTCATAATGTTGTTTGCTCCTGCCGATGGTACTTTTGTATGGTACTCTTCGGTTACACCTCTTAAATCATCTGATTCAAAGTTGTGTAATGATGCGGATAATATCTGTCCATTTAATAGTGTGGATATTTTTTGATTAGGATGTTGTGATGGTTGTGAATCAGAAACATCTACACTCTTTAGTCTTGAATCAGGTAAAAATCTAAACTTTAAATCAAAGTAAGATGAGGTTTCTGAATTACCATGATATGATTCTCTTGCAAGAGTGTGTTCATCAATAACAATATCTTTTAATGGGTTTGCCCAATATCTTAATTCTTGTATAGAACCACTTAGATACTCAGTATTACCCCACAATGATGGAGTATTATCTGTTGGGAAACTCTTACCTACAGTTAGTGTACCACTACCAGTCCACGCCGCGTTGTAAGATGGTTCGGTTGAACCTGTAATAAAGATACTTGCAGATTTATCTACAATAATATTATCTCTACGACTTCTACGGTAAATTAATTTATATTCATTATCTTGTGTAATATCATCTACTGATTTTTCTCTTTGAACAATCAATGTTCCCATCTTAGAATCAAATAAACTAACATTATTAATAGATGCTGATTTATAACCACTACTACCACTTAGGTAAAAATGTATATTACCTTTCTTACCAGTTTTTGCGGTAGATAGAGATTCGTATAATACTCCGAAGTTTTTATCTTTATTTAAAACAGCAGTTGTTCTATTCTTATTTTGTTGAACTTGTAACTCAATCGTATCAATTGGGTTAGGGTCTCTGTTCAAATATGTGTTAGGGTCAATATCATTTACTTTATCAAATGGAACTTCCATATAATTATCAGTATCAAATCTTAAATGATATACAAATCTTTCATGTTCCCAAAATTGTCGCTTATCTTCTATTACAGGCCCACCATATTCTCTGATTGATAAGAATGTTTGTGGAATACCATATGTAGATATTAATGCCTTTACAGCTCTAGCAGAACCTTTTGATTTAAGAAGATATGGTATATTGTTTACAATTCTTCTCCAAATTTCATTTGTATATTGTTCTACTGGTTTGGCCGCCAATGAACCAGATTGTTGTGGGTTACCGTACTTATCTGTACCTAAAGCATAGCTCCAAAGTTCTTCCCTATCCTTACCATGTGTTAGTTTCCAACCCATTGATTTTGCCACATCATAAAGTAAGTTGTTCGGCATACCATCGTATGGATGTTCTTCTCTACTATTAATAGATGTTAACTTTTTAACATACGCCCATGTGATATCAAAATGATGACCTATCATGTCAATAAACAATAAGTAATCAGCATTAAGTGTATCTTCACTTATTGAAGCTGGTATTGTTTTGGTTAACCTTGCATCATTCATAGAATCAAAGTAACTAGCAGAATCAATTAACCCATTATAATGTGATATGGCCAATGATGATGTTACAGAATATAAATTTACTGGTTGTGCACTATACTTCGGCCAAGGGCTAATTGTAAATGCAGAAGAACTATAGTGTGTATATAGTGATGAAGATGGTTCGTTATACATCCAACGTTCCCATCCATCCATACCACTAACTACGTTATTTTTTCTTACTATAGATTGTGATATGTTTGTTAGTGCCTCAGTTCCACTTACGGATTCTAAAGTTTTTATTCTACTTTCATACCCCTCTATCAATTCAACCTTATATTTAAAGTTATTTACTCTTTCTACTGCAGATGAATAATGTACAAATTCTGAGAAGTCAGAATAGTTTACATTTATATTATTTTCAAATGATGAACTTATGTATTTATCTACTATCTGTTGAGATGTTGATAGGTTTGTATCTAATAAATCATTCCAACTTCTTAAATCAGTACCTACAGACTTACCATAAGTACCCATATCAATTTTAAAGTTAGGTTCGGAAAAGTTATCTTCTACTAATTTTTTAGAGGTTGGATATACTAATAGTTTTTCTATGTAAGAATCTCTTACTAGTCTCTCAATACGTGGTGTTTTGTTTTGTAAATCACCTCTTAATGGTTTGTACAATTTTACTGTAACCGTATTAAGTTTTACATCTGGTTCTTCCTCTGTACCAGTGTTCTTAAAATTTGGATTATTATATTGTACTTCAGATGATATAGGAACTCCTCTAAGTAATTTAGTGTAATCAGAATTAGGTCTTATTGGAAATCCCTTATCGTCATTACCAAATTCAAAATATTGTTGTTCTAATTTATCAAAAACAGGTATCCATTTTAATTCTTCGTTATCATTAAAATCTAATACAAATTTTGAACCCCTACCTGTAGTTCTAAATTTTTTACTTATTTTCTGTGGTGAGATTGATACAAGTAATCTATCATTTAGACTATCTTTAAAAGAGGCTCTCTTATCTGAACCTTTATTTAAAATCGCACCATCTGAAACTATAGAGGGGTCTTTTACCTGTGGATTTTTAATAATTTTAGATGTCTTGTTCGATACTTCTGTATTTGTAACATTTGTTTTACTACTACCAGCTACTGATTTTGTAGATGTTTTTGAGGTTTTTCCAAGAGCAGCATCCATAATTGCCTTACCAGCATCGGTTTGTAAAGCTTTCCCTAAATCACTATCATCAGTTGTTTTGAGTGGATTATCAAACGATACTATACTTGGTGTTTGATTTGCATCTTCTACCTCTTCTACTATAATAGCACCTTCTACTTCAGAAATTTCTTCATCATCTATATATACTTCACACCAATACCCATCTAAATTTTGCATTGGATAGAATCTAGTTCTAATACCCTGATAGATATCTGTTGGGAAATCAACTTCTTCTAACTGATACCCTTCTCTTTCATTTAAACTAAAATCAAACTGTGTAATTGCAGCTAAATCATTGTTTCCAAAATTTAAAACATACTGAATGTGTTCTGTATTACCATCTCTAAGTTCGGGTAACCCTAACCCATCTGAATATAGATTTTCGATTGCCTTCAACCCTTCGTAAGAGTCTACAGTACCATCTTTTTCGGAATCAATTACTAATTGTAATTCACTCGCATCTGCAGATATATTTTCTATTTTTAACTTATCTGTTTGTTTATCTAAGAAATTGTAAACTACAGAAAAATTACCTTTTGATATATTTGATTGTCTTACATCTTTTTCAGGTGTTAGTAAAATATCATACGGTTGGCTGTTGTTACTATCAGCTTTGGTGTTTATTTCATATCTAAGTGATTTATCATTAGATTTTAATAGATTTTCACCTGAGTATATGTGATATTCTTGAGCTATTTGTAAATCACCCTCTTTTAAATCCGTTTGTATAGATTCAATTCTCTCTAAATCTTCAATAGAATATATAGCAGGAGCATCTACTGGAGATTTGGATGTTACTACATCAGTTCCTTTTATGTAAATATCTAATGCCATTATATAATTCTCCCGTTACCGCTACGGATTTTAGCTCGTGCTGTGTGTCCTAATAATCTTAATAAATCTTTTTCTTCTCTACCACTAGAACGTTTTTCAATACACGCTTTCCAAGTATTTACTGTTCTATTTACATTTGCCTTATTATCAGATTTTTCAGAGTTACTAACATAAGCACCACCAAATGTTGATGAACCATCACCCTTTTCCCATGCTTGTTCCAAATCTCTTCGTACACCATTATTTCCAGTGTTTATAAGTGAGTTCTTACTAATCAACAATTCTAAATTTGCAGTTAGGTCGTAGTAATTTAATGTAACATTGGAATTAGTTCCTGTTTCTGGAAGGTTAGCATTTTTAAATGGATTACCTGATAAGTAACCTGTACCACCATCTAAAATATCTTGAGCCGTTTGTGTAAGTACATCTTTTAATTTAGTCTCATCATTAGATGATGACCTGTTTCCTATTTTATCAAACCATGTGTTGTAACTTTTCTTATTCTGATACCCTCTTATTATGTTAAGTTTAGCTAATGTATCTTGTGCAGCTTCCCATAGGTCATCTACTAACTCATCACCACCTCTCATATCGCTATCACTACCATAAAGAGCTATTAAGTTACCATCCATCATTTGATAATCAATTAATGCAGTTCCAAGTGGTGGAATATATTCTTCATAATAACTACCATTCCAGAAATAATCTTGACCAAGTATAGAATATGGTACTGCACTGTTACCACTATCTATTTGCCATTCATCCGCAGATGAATTAAATTTGTACAATACAGCACCACCACCAGGTGTACCAGTTAGAGCCCACCGTTTCTCATTAGGTGTTCCTTGTTGCATAAATGGTTTATATTTTACAAAGTCTTGAATTATTATTTTGTTTATATCGGATGTTATAAAACTTCCTGGAATTTTATAGGCCTTTCGTATATCACCATTCCATATTGTTTCGTTTACCCAACTAGGTTCAACGACTTCCATTCTACCATCTTTATAAAATATTTTAAATCTTAACTGCCTCTCATCACCCTCAGTATCTAATTTCTGGAAGAGAACTTTTAATTCAGTATTTACTGACGTAAACATTTCTCTTATCTTTCTACCCTTGTGACGCCAGTATTGAACTAAAGTAGAATCAGCACCACCCACCTGCATGGATTCAAATGCATTTTCACCCACCTCACTATGAAATGGAAGATAAACAACGTTATCATTACCATCTTTACCTAATATTTTTTGTCTGGTTAATGCACCACCGTATTTATTTGTTTCTAAATACGCAATTGTACGTCTCTTATATGTATTATCATTGTATAAACTATACTGATTCATACCTCTATCAATTTCTACACCACCTGGTTCTGGTGTGTAATCAAAGTCATCTCCAATTCGAAACCCCATAGGTTTACCTAATCGTTCTGCAACAATGTGCCATAAGTGACCTTGTTGAAATGTGTAAAACTTACCTTCTTCAATATAAAAAATTGTAGATGGAGTTGTACCAATTCGTACCAACTCACCATTAAATGCTAATGGTGTTTCGTCTTCAATCTGGTCTAACTCTAATTCTGGAAATGATACACTATTAATAGACTTTACCTCAATATCAATATCATCTATAGTTCGTGTAAACTGTTCAATATCATTATCCATAACTCTATTAAACTGTATTTTATTAAGTTGAGATTTAACAGCAGGAATTAAAACATTACCATACTGTGTGGCGGATGATTCTTTAAGCTTATTCTTTGGAAGTGTATATGATATAATTTGGTTAGACGAGTTTCTTCTAATTGGATTTAAATCAGGCTCAATTATATTTTGAGATTCTTCTGCAGAAAATCCAATTACTTTAACTTCTTCTCGCCTAGGGTTCGGTGTAGCTTCAGTTTGTTTTACTTTATTTTTTGATTTCTCTATTGCCATTATCTAACCACTTTAAATACGTGTCCATCAAAATACTGTTGTCTGTTATCTCTATCGACTCTGAATTCCATATTATAGAATCTCTCAGGTTGTAAAGTATTAAACCAAAAATCAAAATAGTTTCCGTTTGCATCACAACTTACTTTCGTATATGTTGTATCAAATGGAACTATAACTAAATTAGTTTCAGCATCTCTTACTTGGTAATAAGTATTCTGTGGAAGATATTTAATTGTAGTATATGGGTTAGATTCCGAAAAACTTCTTTGTGGATATCGCTCTCTACCTACAATTCTAATTCTAGCTTTTGAATTTTCTTTATACTCTGATAGTAAATTCTTTGGATAGATTACAATATCATCTCCTGTTAATTCCAATAATGAACCTGTTACGAATGATGAATCATCCCATTGAACTTCCAATGTAGGAACGTAAATTGTATGAGTATCATTAGAAAAGAATTTAGATGAGCCGTATCTAATAGAACTACTTTCTTCTGCAATAGGTCTTTTGATTATAAATCCGTTGTTAGGTCGTGAACCATTTATCCAATCATTTACATAATCAGTAACATCAGCATTTAAATCCGTTGTGTATTTGGTAAACTTCTGAGAAACGTTTGTGTTACTTAATGATGCAGTGTACCATGTACCACCACCTTCATTTTTAAAGTATGAAGCTTCTGTTTGGGGTACAATTGGTAGTGAACCCGAATACGATATTCTAAAGTTATCAATAGACCCGGTAACTCCACCAGAACCACTTTGGAAATAAGTGTATGCGAATCTATAAGTACCCGATTTCGGTGGTGTAAATACAAGTGATTGAGTTGATGATGCTGTTATTTGACTCTGTAACCCTGTCACTTGTGAAGGATTCATTTTTAAATCATTAACATCATACATTGTAAATCCAAACGATGGAAATGTTCCTAAATTGAGTTCTGATGTAATTGTATATTGTAAACTACTTTCTAAATGTTTTGAGTATTCAGCATCAGCACCAGCTATATTTCTTGCTTCTAATTGTAATTTAGAATTCTTTACACCTTGAAATGGTGTTGAATTATCAGTTCCCTTAATTACGTTTCGTTGTACAAAACTTCCTTCATTAACTGAGAAGGTTTCCCATATTAAAGTATTACTATCTTTTTCTGTAACAAATACTTCATCAAAGATACCAGTTGTTGATTTAGAAGTACCTTCATTATCAAAAAATGTGAATCTTAATTTATGTTCACCTTCAGATGTAGTATTTAAATCAAATGATTGAGTAGAAGCAGTTGTAATATTACCTACCATATCTGTATATACATCTGAACCGTTGATTTGACCATCAGGTGTTTCTACTCTGAATTGTACATCTGTATAATCTTTTGGGTCTATTTGAAATTGAACTCCATATGTTTTAGCGTTTTCTAAATATAACGGAAATATCAAAGTAGTACCAGAAAAGTTAGATGCAGAAACAACCAACCTCTCATCTTCTACGAACATAAAAGGAGAATTACCAGCAATATCGTTGATAGATTCTGTTAAAAATGTTGAACCTGTTCCATTCGCAAATGTTTGAGATAGTACAATACCTTCTGTTGGGTTTGATGATACAGATGACCCATTGAAGATACTAGATGAATTTACATTCCAAATAGTATTACCATCTGTTGTTCCCCAATTACATCCAGTTTTGGTTATAGGAGTATGTAACCACTTACCAATACCCTCAGACCAACTTTGAGATATTGGAAATATATCTAATGAGTACTCTGATTGAACTTCATTTTCTTCGACAGATGTTAGATTTAGTTTGTATTTTATACTACCACTAATATCACCATCTACTATAGATTGTGATATTGATGTTAAATCAAATGTGGTTAATACCCTACTATTACCAACCCATATTGAATTTGTATCTTCATCATACAGTTTGGTAATTTCTAATATTTCATCTTTACCTGTGTTCTGATTCTTACGCAGGTTTGATTCGTATATCGTAGTATCTTTTTGTCCGTATATTCTATAAATCATATTATTCTCCTTAGAAAGATTGAGTTACAACCTTACCCCTTATATCTACATTAGGATACTTAACTTCAAATATAGCAGGGTCTTTAGGTGGATATATAATACCCAATCTAGTTGCCGGCTTTAAATCATATTTGTTTGGTGAATAGTTTCCATTAAATTTATTAAATATTTGTAAACCACCTTCTCCATCAGAATTAGGTCGTGGTACTGTTTGAACTCCATCTACTTTATCTAATAAAACATAAACCTGTGATATGTTTATTGGTTGATTTACTTTCCAATTATCAATATTAAAGAAATCTTTTAGTGCGGCTATACACCTTAAAAGAACTTCATTAGAGTTGTAATCTGGTAAAGTTATTATATCAAAATTCATTGCAATGTTAACAATGTATGCATCTTTAATATTAACAGCATCGGTTAGGATTCTATAATAAGATAGATAATTTTTTAAATTGTTTTTAGTAGCAGGGTTTAACTGAGTTACCTTTTTATCCTTATCGTAACCTAATGTGTATAGGTTAAGAGCCAATGGATTTGGAGATTCTGTTTCAACGATTGTTGGTATAGGGTCGTTTGGTAATATAGCATGAGGTGAAAAACTTCCGTTACCTTTTGTTTCTATTTGGTAATCTTGTACTAAATAAGCTTTAGCAACAGAACCAAACTGAGGTGGTAATGCATAACATCTCATAATATAATCTTCTCTACTTACCGTTCTGTTCTGAGCTGCAAAATAGGCCATTGCATTATTACGAATCTCATCTTCACTTTCTTTACTTCTACCACCAACAGCTGGTTCTGGATTTGTAACTGCCAATGAGTTTTGAATAAATCTTAAAGTATCTTGATTTAGATTTATAGTATTATCATTTTCAAATACCCTACTATTAATCGATGTTAAATCTTTAGCAGGTACGTTATCCTCAACACCGTTACCAACTAAATATTCTACTGTAAGAGTTGTGTTTGATGGAGCAACCCCATATGTTTTTGTATATAAAAAATTAGACGGGTCTATACCCTGGTCTAAATCACCTGAATTTTCATATAAGGAAGAACCTACATTGTCAGGATTAGGAATTATCTCTTCATCTGCATTAGATGATATACCCGCTCCAAACTGTATAACCAATTCTGTTTCTGATTCGAATCGAGTTATAAATCTTTTAGGTACTCTTTTCAATTCCAATAAGAATGGAGTTTCTCCACTATATGGTTGTAAGTTAGTAGAGTTATCTTCATTATTTTCTATTTGTTCAAATACAGTATCCTGTGCTAAAAACGGAACTTCAGTCCAACTATCTCCATCATCATCCATTATGGATTTGATTTTAATTATTTTATCATCTGTTACTTTTATTTTATCATATATTCTAGGTGAATCAAATGTATATTGTTCTGATTTAACAGCACCACTTGATGCCTTAACAGATTTTTTTAATAAATAATAAATAGGTTCGTTAGTGTTTTCATCAATCTGATAAACGGAAACTTCTGTTGGACTAAATGATGATGATACAGAAAAATCTACACCAAATTGGGTTGTAAACTCTACACTTCCATTAGAATCAGAACCAACTTTCATTCCACTTGCAACTTTTAACGCATAATCAAAATCAGGTTTCACATTTACACCACTTCCTTTTGCTGGTACTAAATGAAATAAATCCAAATTAACAGATGCTGGACAAACGTTTTTTGGTTTATAACCATATGTTGTAGCTAGATTAAAAAGGTTTGCCTTTTCTTCTGCATTGGTTAGTAGAGATTCTCTCAACTGAGTATCTGTATAAAAGGATAATACATCACCTACATACGATGCCATTTCTATAAACATCATACCAGGTGAAGATTCATTAAAATCATTATAGGTGTTTGGGAAATAAGTTTTAGAAAAATCAACTAAGTTTTTTCTCAACTCCCCAAAGTCCTTACCTATAAGTTTTACATCCTTTTGGACTAAATCTGATTTGTTTGCCTTTGCCATTTAAGTTCCTATTCTATAGTTGCAGTTCCTGCGGAATCTACATATAATATTATTTGTTCGTTAGCACCTTGTTCTGTGACTCTAAAGTCTAATGTGATACCAACATAATTTCTATCCTCATCAGGTGTAACGTTTACCTTGTCAATAATTATGTAGGGAAGCCAGAAATTGATATCTTCTATAATACCAGATTCTAATCTTTGTTTTAAATCTAATGTTATTGGTTCAAATAACAATGCGTATATCTGAGAACCGAACTCAGGTTGAAATAATCTTTCACCTTTTCTCGTCAGTAACAAATTTTTTAAATTAGATATGGCTTGTTCTTCGGTTGAGTATGATAAATCAAATAACCCACCACGTAGTCCAGAGAATGGTAATTTTATACCAACGGCCACATCGGGCTCAAAATCTATTGGATTGTAAAAATATTCTTTTCTCGCCTTAGCCATTTTTATCTACCCTTTTTCTTTTCAATAGCTTTCATTAATTGAGAATAATCTTTTGTCATAGCTCCAACTGCGGCCGCTACTTGTTCGTTATTAGTATCAATCGGTTTACCATCTATATCAGTAGTTGGTGCTACTGAGGTAGAACCATTATCCACCCATCGTTGTGCTTGATTAGACCCAAATTGAGAATCCATAGTTCTCCATTCGCCATCATTCATTGTTTGATTTAACATTTCATTTAACATTGGATTCTTAACAAATGTTTTTGGTTTAGATGGAGTTGATACTTTTTCTTCTTTTAAAATTTCAGATAAATCAATATCCAACGGGTCTTTAACCGTTTTAGATTTAGATTTTGTTTCTTTTATAAGTGGTTTAGAAGCACGTTTAATCTCCGTAATGATAGGTTTTAGTTCTTCACGAACTACCTTTCTTACGATTACTTCTAATAATTCTGCTAATTGTTTTGCCTTCATACTGTTTTACTTTATATATAAATATTAAAAACTTTCTTTTTATACTAACTGAATCCAAGGTATTGGTAACGCTGGTATCGGTATTGGTGATAAAGGTGTTCCACTTGTTACCGCCATTGTATGAGTTCCCCCTACTGTTGTTAGATGAGTTGTAAATGCTTTTGCTAATTTCCCTGCTACTGGTATTCCGTTTGGGACTGGTGATGGTGGGTTTGTAAACGCCGTTAATAAGTCCGCCTGTAATGCGGGTAGAACTCCACCATTTAGAACAACATTTTTTATTGGTAAAGTTACACCTGGTATTCCAGTCGCAGCTGCTAAATGTAATGGGTCTGGTACGATTGCTGAGAATTTGGTTTTTAACCAAAACTTAGTTACCTCACTTGCCCATTTATCAAAATGAAACAATTTTGGTTCACCTTCAGATTCCTTAATATCTTCTAAAGATTTTCTTATAGCTCGTTTCATTGGATTTATTGATGGGAGTTGAGATGGTTTATTTATCCCAGCAGGTGCAACAGTAAACACAGTAGTTACTGCCTTTTTGTATTCTGTTGCTAATTTCTCAGCAACATCTTTTTCGGTTCTACCTTCCGCAGGGTCGTTTAAGAATGCACCTACAGTTGTGATATATAAGGGCCATTGAGCTGCCATAACTTAATCCTATTGTTTCATACTTTTTATTTTACCCAAAATCGAACTAAAATCAGCAACATTAATAGGTGGGCCTGATGGGCCAACACCTGTTGGGTGTGTCATCTTTGTAATCGCTTCTACACATTTTTCAAACTCTGTAAAGAAGTCATCCATATCAACTGCCCATTTTTTGGTAGCTACTTTAACATCTGTTTTACCTGATAAAATAATAGAATCTTCTTTTGAGTTTAATAATATCCTATCAGATGTTATTATTATCGTTGGATTACTATATGAAGATTGAGCTGATGCTGTACCTAATTTCTTTTGAGATGTTTTAATTGGAATCTTTTGTGATGATGTTAAATAGATTGATGAAAGGTCATCATCAACTGATTCAATAACGAATTTATTATATCCTTTAAATTGTTTTCTACCATTCGATAAAATAGTAACTGGGTCGGTATCTGTAGATGAGCTCCACGATGGTTCTTTAGTTGTTTCTGCTCCAGATGGGGTGTAACCAAATCTTAATGAATGTCCGAATCTACCTTCTAACAATACATCTCCAAGAAATGGTTGTAATGGGTTAACCGAATCTGGTTCAGTAAACCCCTTTCCATAATCATGTTCTTCATCACCACCTGATGTATTAGGAGTTCCAGCCGATGCTTGTGAATATGAAGTAGAACTTCCTTTTGATTTTTTGGCAATAGAACCACCCGGTAATGCATTATTAGAAATGTTTTTTTGTAGAGATATAGATGGTATGTAATAACTGACTGGGTCAGTTGCACCCCCTGCGGTTTCAGCACCTATACCTGTAACAATGATTACAGTTTCACCAATGATAGGAATTCTTTTAAGATTAGCATCGATTGGATAACAAACCTCACCCCTATTCATACTTTTAGTGGTTATAACAGTAATGCTGTATAGCTTATTGACATCATTATCTTTAAGATTTACTTTCTCAACAACACCAACTCTTATACTACTCATCTTCTTTCTCCTCTAAACCATTAAGGGCATCTATCTTTTCATCAATCGCTTCGGCGTTTGAAATTAACTGTTTCTTTTCTTCATCAGATAAACCAAACCCACCATCTTCACCTGAGTTAGCATCTTTCATCATTCGTTGAACAATGGCAGCTAACTTAACAATCTGGTCATCGTTTCTAACCGCCACTTCCATATATTCCTTTATCAAAGGAACGATTACTGTAGCATCTTGTAGGTTTTTAACTAATGGTTCTAACTGAGCAATAAGAAGTTTAAGTTGCCTATCCTTCTTTTTTGAATTGTTATAAACATCAGACATGATATCTGAAAATGTTTTTCCTTTAAATAATTCTGTATCTTTATCCATTACTATCCTTTAACTTATAGTGAACTGATAAGTATCCTGTTTTGGTATATTCTGTATATAATTCTAAATAAAGTCCTTTTAACTTTCCAACTACTTTTGTTATATACTGAGTATGTACTCCAGTTCTCTCTCTAATAAGTATGTAGAGTGCTTTCTTATTGTAAGAATAAAGGTCTAATCTATTTTTAAATAACTCATTTATTGAATCTGCTATTGCTCTATCTCTATCTTTTAAGAATAAAGTATATAAATGATAGTCTACATATTTAGTAAAATGGTCAATGAAATCTGATTTAGCTTCTTTATTATTTTGGTCTACAATCTCATTAGTGATATTTCGTTGTGTATCAATCGCCGCAACTTTCTCTTTTGATTTCATTCGAGCATAGTTAGCATTGTTCTCATTAAATAAATAGTTTCTTGCCACTACTGTAAAGTAAGAAAAGGCCCTACCATTCTCTCCATTGAACTTATGAATTTTTTCATTTAGAAAAGCAACTACATTTGCTTTTACATCTTCATAAGGTACATCGAAGTAATATGTTTTGTAGGTATGAATTACATTTTCTGCTAACTTATCAAATGGGTAATGAATGAATCTGTTATAAATTTTATTTTTCAGTGCGTTATCATCACATCCATTATATGCATTTATAGCTATTTCTGTAATTTTGGTAAAATATCTTTTACTCCTTTTTCTTCTTTTTTTAGGCATTCTTATTTATTTCGTTGTTTAACTTATCTAATGCAGCTTGTATCTCTTCAAAAATAAAACCACTTTCATCATCGGCTTCAAAAGAACCCAATCTATCTACTTCTTTCATTCTACTTAAAGCAGATTGTACTGATTCTTTTGAAGAATCTAAAACTTCATTAACTTCATTTACACTATCTTCTAACTTCTCAACTTTACGAAGTAAATTCCATACTATATAAAGTAAACAAGCTATTATTAGTATTGATAAAATTAACTGTACTGTACTCATATTATTTTTCTATTTCACCAAATATAGATTTGAAATCTATCTTCTCTGGCATTATTACGTTTTCTAGTTTCTTTTTTGTAGTTGGTCTACCACCAACATTTTTAGTTTGAAGTTTCTTATCAGAATTTATTACTCTATCTCTTTCAAAGTTAGCAGCACATAAATCAGCTTGATGCATTACAAATGGTAATTGAGTTTTAATAACATTATCTTTATTGTAAGTAATGTAATACTCTTTGTTGTTATCATCATACAACCCATCAGTTAATTTAATTCCAATATATTCCTCTTCAGTTATTGTGATACCATAGTGATTTAATAACCATATAGTTCTATCATTAAGATTCATCCAATGCATATTAGAACTTGTCTTATAAATCTTTCCTTGATTTTCTATATGCCATTGTGAATCATTTGGTATGTACCAATTCTCTTTGTGATTACCTACCTTACCTAAATCATGATGAAGTGCTGTAAAGATTAGGGTTTGTTTATCGAACCCTAAAGGCATTCCTAACTCTTTATACAAATCATAAATCTTAACGGCGTTAAATGTAACCCTAAGAATGTGGTCAATGTATCCACCCGCAAATGCGTTGTGGAAATGTTCTGTAGATGATGCTGGAGTTAGAATGATTCTATCTTCCAATTCATCATACATCTTATTTAATTTTTCTAATCTCTCACCCTCAAAAGTTTGATTGATTAATTTTCTGAACTTCTCGTAGTTCTCTTTGATTTTGTTTTCATCTAAAATGTGTACCATAATTTAATTTTTATTTGTTAACTAATTGATTATCAATGTGTTGTGATGATAGTGATAGTGTAACTGATTGATTATCAGACACTTACACTTCATCTAATATAGATAAGAATTCACTTTCTCTATAAATGTGATATGTTTTACCACCATTTTTGTGTTTGAATCCAGTTCCATCTAATAGAACTGTATCACCCACCTTTGTACTCATAGGTATAATCTCACCTGAATGAGTGAATAATCCACTACCAACGGCTACTACTGTACCCATCATTGTAGTTTCTGAACCTGATGGTTTGTATAAACCACCTTTAGTTTTTTCATCGTTTCTTTTGAGTATCTCTACTACTACTCTATCCCCTAA